AGCTGTATTGACAAGAATCAACGTAGTTGAATTGCCGTCAGGTAGTGTGATGATTAGATTGCCCTTGAGCGAATCTAAAGTAACAATTTGGTCGAAGAGCACATTGAAGATTCAGAACAGATCGAAGATTGGTACTGATGAAAATGCTGATGATGTTGATAATGTTCCTTTGTACGGAAAAGTCTACGGCGGAAAAGGTAATGGAACTAAACACATCAAGTATGGAGAAACAACTGATATGTTTGCCGATGACAGAGGCATCATATTATTTAATGGAAATGGTGAAAATCATTTGCAAGAACCTCCAAATGGACCTGAATTCACTGATGTTAAGACCGTTGGGAAAGCACATCTTGATCCTGGTCAAATTAAAACATCCGTAGCCACAGGCTCATTTAAAGGAAAAATCAACAAAGTCTTGGCAGCTATTATTCCTGCACAGGAATCAATGTCAGCTGTATTAAATCCCAAAATGACCGTAGGGACATTCAAATTATATGCTCTTGAAAAGATGATTGAAACTCAATCAAATGTTGATATAATTGTACCACTTGTGGTAGCCTATGAGCACAATTTAAGAATTGGTGCTTATTTCACTGTTGTAACACCCAAATATCAAACCACAGTCAATTTATTTACTTAATATAAACGAAGTGGACATTCACGAATTTCGAAGCGACGCTTAATAGCTAAAGCCAGAACTGGATCGTCAACAAAAATCTCATCAATTGAATAATTACTTGTAACAATAAACTTTTTCGGACGAATATTAATTGCATAACCCTTAGTTTCAGCAACAAACGCATACTTGTCTGCCCAAATTTTGAGATGATGCCCAAGCATTTTCGAATCAAAGTCATCCAAAATAATATTCTCTTCACGTTGGTAGCCATCCCACCACTTATTCTGCATCTTCATGTAGGCTCCAGGAAATTCAGATCTTGCACGATGCGACTTGCCAACGCCCGGAGGCCCATAATACCATACACCACAAACACCATCTAAATCATCAGGCGCAGACATATTATCTTTAGCAATCGTTTTGAGTGTGTTGTAGTACTTGATGTATACATCATCGGGGACTTCATCAATCTTGTTTTCCTTTGCCATCTTCTTCGCTAGTGCCCAGTCGGTCTTGCTTGCTCGATTAAAAGCCTTCGCGCCAAGTTCGAAACGGGTGTCGGGGATGGCTGTGTCATCCTTAAAGACATACTGTTCAGCAGCCTCTGAGCGAGATGGTTCGGCATGTGTTCTGTCTCCAAAGACGGTCTTGACGGCTGAAAGGCGACATTTCTTCTTAAAGGCGACAAAGAGTTGCCAGTGTTCACGACCTGCATTGGCGCCAATCTCCTTCTGACCACGGAGCCAGATGATGTTACTGTACGAATCGGATAGGGCTGTGGGCGGCGCCCATGACTCTCCACTGTCACTGTCATTAATGGTGAGGATCCAGTATCTTGCTTGCGAGGTGATGGACGGCATATAGGCATAAATAATATTTGAATTAATCGAATTATAATATTTAAGAAGTGTTCATATAAGAGCCGGCTATTTATACAAATCCCAAAAAAAGAGGCGTGACGCCCACTTTTTGACGCGACGGAAAATTCCCCTGAGTAGCGCGACCGTGTCGCGACGTGTCTGATAGTTTCAGATACGCAAACAAACTAACAATCTTATTAAGGTTCAGGGGTGACCCTAAGCCTAACAAAATATTACGCAAGTACGAGCGAAGCGCCACAGCAAACCCCGTCTGGGAGGACCCTACGGAGTCATTCTCTGGGCGCGCACCGCAACGAGCCAAAAACTTGAGCGTACGCGGCGAAACCGGTGGACCCCAGGAAAAAAACTCAGTCAGGGGTGAAATGAGACCTCGTAGTATTACTTACTAGAACGAGGTCCCATGTCTCACCCCCCTGAGTATAAAAACTAATTTTGGGCGGAGTGGGCGGGTAAAAAAAAAAAAATTAGTTAATATGCAATATGAAAACAAACTGTCCCCAAGTGCTATCAAGCGAGCAATGCGAATTGTCGAGCAGGCCGCAGATATGTACGAAACCGGAAAGCGAGTATATAACACTTATGCTTCAGGATCACCAAAGTCAGGAAACAGCCGTAAACTTCAGCGTGTCGCGAAACGCGCGCAGCGAAGTGCTGGTAGTGGTACTTCTTCTAATCCTCGCGCTATGCGTAAGTTATCTCGCAGTCGTACTCTCGGAACCCAAACTTCTCCCGTGAGAATTGCTCCTAAAAAGCGCCGTGGCGCAACAGATTCCAAATCTGCAGGATTTTTCTCTGATCCAGTTGCAAAGGTTAAGACAAGACCTGTAACTAGTGCCCAAGCCAAGGGCATTATACTTAATATGGAACACGGTAGTGTTGCTAATACCACTCGTTGTCAATTTTTAGGCCATGCACCATTGCCTTATAATTTGACTGTTCAAGTGGTTGCCAAAGCACTTGTTAAAAGTCTGTGTATTATGAAAAAGACATTTTTCACTGATGAAACAGAACGTTTCCACGATTTGGAAACACGTATTGATTTGTATTATACAGATCAGCCTACAAACAGTGAACTGTTATTGCAGCAAAATTTTGCTTTTAATGCAACTTGTTTTGATGTTTCTGCTTGGTTGCAACAAAGATTCTTTTTGATCTTTGGTGACAATAGTCAAGCTGTATTGACAAGAATCAACGTAGTTGAATTGCCGTCAGGTAGTGTGATGATTAGATTGCCCTTGAGCGAATCTAAAGTAACAATTTGGTCGAAGAGCACATTGAAGATTCAGAACAGA